AAATCCAAAGCAGTCTCGGTTCTGTGAGTTATATTCATCAGCTGAGGAATTTTTTGGTAATGGAGTTCAATCTTATATTGAAGCTTATAAACCAAAAAAGGTTGGTTATTGGTACAACTCAGCGAAATCCTCTGCATTTAATTTACTTACAAATACTGACATCTTATTGTATTTAGACTATTTACTAGAGCTTCGAGGTTTGAATGATTCATTCGTTGATAAACAACTGGAATTATTGATTACACAAAACGCTGACTTCAAGAGTAAGCTCGGAAGCATTAAGGAATACAACACATTAAGACGAAGAACTACAAAGAAGGAATTGGACATCACCACAAACGGAGAATCAATTGTAGGCTTTGAATACATAACACCAAAAATAGATGAAACCACAAATAAGACCGACATTAAAGCAACATAAGGCGTATCAATACTTGCAGGACGATTCAACCAAGTATCTGCTTTTTGGTGGTGGAGCAGGTGGAGGTAAATCTTGGCTTGGATGTGAATGGCTCATTACTCAATGCTATTTTCATGCAGGCACAAAGTGGTTCATTGGTCGTAACGAATTGTCTCGACTAATGAAGTCCTCATATATTACATTCCTTAAAGTTTGTAAGTATCACGGCATCCCTGAAGATGATTGGAAGCTCAATGGTCAATACAATTATATTGAATTCAAGAATGGTTCGCGCATCGACTTGCTCGATGTAGCTTACAAGCCATCTGACTCTGACTATGAGCGATTCGGTTCTCTTGAATATACTGGAGGTTGGCTTGAAGAGGCAGGAGAAATTGAGTTCAAATCATTTGATGTTCTGAAGTCTCGAATTGGACGGCACATGAATAAGGAGTTGGGTATCAAATCAAAGATGCTCCTGACTTGTAACCCGAACAAAAGTTGGCTTTATCGTGTTTTCTATAAACCATCGAAAGAGGGAAGTCTTCCTGAGAATTATCAGTTCCTACAATCATTGTATTCAGACAATCCACATACAGCAGAAGAATATGGTGAGAACCTTGATGAGATTGCTGATGATAAAATGATGATGCGATTGAAGCTTGGTGATTGGGAATATGATAATGACTTAACGAATCTCTTTAATTACGATGCTTTGAATGATGTGTTCACAAATACAATCACCAAGAATGGCAAGAAATATCTTATCGTTGATGTGGCTGATGATGGAGCTGACAAAACTGTCTTCTCATTTTGGGACGACTTGGAAGAATACAGAAGGGAAGAGTTTCATGGATTAAATACTGAAGCGGTGATTGATAAGATTAGAGAATATGCTCAGGACGAAAGAATTCCATACTCTCAAATTGCTGTGGACGCGATTGGTGTCGGAACAGGAGTTGCTTCGTCTTCATTACTTAGTGGAGTGATTGGATATAAATCATCTTATGCTCCGATTAAGACTGATGATGATATTGTCAGATTACCGAATGCAGGAACTCTGAAACATGTGCCAGTTTACACATCAGATTATAAGAACTTGAGATGTCAGAGCTTATTCAAATTGGCGGAGCTTGTGAATAGTCACAAGATTGCATCAAAAGTTCCTGATGGTCAGAAGGATATAATCACAGAAGAATTGTCTCAATATAAAGACATCACTGTTCCTGACCAAAAGAGAACAGCATCAGGAAAAGACGATGTGAAGGAAGCTATTGGAAGAAGTCCCGACCATTCAGACACTTGGATTATGAGAATGTATTTCATTATTCGAGGTTCGATGGTGAAGGCTGATTCCGAAGAAAAGAAATTAGCGCAAACAAAACAGAAGACTCAATTTAGAGTAAGACAAGCAAATCAAGTTATGAACTCATCAAAATAATGGTATAATTTTTATCATTAGAGGGTCTAAACAAAAAAGCGGTGAATTAATCGTTTAACTAATTATTTATATGTCACAATTTAGAAATGGAACTGCTTCCGCTCAAATTTCAAGTGAAGAGGGAAGAGTTTATGGAATCGTAGCAAACTCACATTCATCAGGAACAATCCAATTGAATGATGGGATCGGAGGAACAGCTTCCACAGGAGTTAAAGCAACAGGAGTCCTTACAGGAACAGATGTTATTGCAAATGGAGAAACTGTAACTATTGGAACAAACACTTATACATTCTTAACAGCACTGACAAACTTAGTGCCGAATGAGGTTAAGCTTGGAACTCTAGCAGTTTCACTTGATAACCTTAAACTTGCTATTAATAAAGGGTCCGGTGAAGGAACTCTTTTCTCAACAGGGACAGTTGCAAACCCAAATGTTACAGCAACAACAAATACTGATACTGCACAAACAGTTCAGGCAATTAAAGTTGGAACAGATGCAAACGCAATAGGAACAACAGAGACAGCAGCTGATGCTTCTTGGGGAGCGGTCGTTCTCGAAAATGGAGCAAATGTAAATCGATTAATGCTGAATACTTATTCATTCCCTTCAGGGTCAGGAATACTTTCATTCACTGAGCCAATTGATTTTGCTTCAGGATTGTATATCACAAAAGGTGGAACAATAGATTTCACAGTTCTTTACAGCTAACACAAAATAAAATATGGCTGAAAACATACAAACAAACAATCATGAAATTGGAGCGTTGGTTCGCAAGATTGATAGTGAATATCAAAATGGTATTACTACAATCTCGAAGCATGTTCAGTTTGATTTACTTGAAAACTTAGAGAAAATTGATGCTTATGTAAACTCTAAGCATACAAGTGGAGACACTGACTCACTTGGAAGAGAGAAGCCATTCTTCAATATTGTGACAAGTGCCATCAACATTTGGTATAGAGCAACTGATATTGACAGAAGAGACATCAGGATTCGAGCCACTAAGATTAAAGACACAACAAGAGCATTTATTGGAACAATGAAATTGCAACAATGGATGCGTGACGAGAACTTCGGGTCTGTCCTCAACTCATGGGGAAGGTCACTGGCAAAGAATGGCTCATCCGTTCTTAAGTTCGTGGAGAAAGATGAAAAGCTGATTCCTTTAGTTATGGATTGGCAAAAGATTATAATTGATGCAGTGAACTTTGAAGACAATCCTGTCGTTGAGGTTATTGAACTTACTCCTGCACAATTGAGAAAGCGAAAAGGTTACAATCAAAAAGTTGTTGGAAATCTTATCAATGCAGTGAGAGCTAGAGAAACTCGAGATGGTCAGAAGAAAGACACCAAAGCAAACTTCATTAAAATCTATGAGATTCATGGAGAGCTTTCAAAGGCATATCTTACAGATAAGGAAACAGACAAAGATAAATATGAGCAACAAATGCATGTGATTTCTTTCGTTGCTAGTGGTGATGAGAATGATAAGTTTGATGAATTCACTCTTGCTAAAGGAAAAGAGAAGCAAAGTCCTTACATAATTACTCACCTTATTAAAGAAGATAATCGTTCACAATCTATTGGAGCAGTTGAACATTTGTTTGAATCACAATGGATGGAAAATCACACAGTTAAAGTTATTAAAGACCACTTGGACTTGGCTTCAAAACTTATCTTCCAAACATCTGATGATAGCTTTGTCGGACAAAATGCGCTGACAGCAATCGAACAAGGGGATATTCTTGTTCACAATGTTAATGAGCCTTTGACTCAAGTGAATAATTCTTCACATGACATTACTCAACTTCAAAACTTTGGAGCGCAATTCAAACAAAATGGAAATGAGATTACAGGAATTTCAGAAGCTATGCTTGGGAAAACTCCTAAATCAGGAACAGCTTGGAGACAGACTGAAGCAATTCTTGAAGAATCACATAACTTGTTTGAATTAATGACAGAAAACAAAGGAATTCACATCGAAGAGATGATGCGAAGATTCATTCTTCCTAACATTAAGAAGAAGCTAAAGAATTCAGATGAGATTATCGGAATGCTTGACGACCACAACATTAAAGAAATTGATTCATCTCTGATCAAGGTCAGAACTGAAGAGAAGATTAAGGATGAAGTTATTGAATCTCTAACTAAAGGAGAGCTTCCTGTTCAAATGGATGTTGCTTCAACTCAAGACTCAGTGAAAAATGAATTGGCTGAGATGGGAAATCGAAGGTCATTCGTTCCTTCAGACATTGAAGGTGTCGAGTGGGCAGAATACTTTGACGGGTTCATTTGGGAATCTGAAGTTGATGTAACAGGAGAGGCAACAAATGTTCAAGCGACCATGACAACTCTTACAACTGTTCTTCAAACAATTGCAGGAAACCCTGCGATTCTGCAAGACCCAAATGCAAAGATGCTATTCAACAAAATCATTTCAATGACAGGTGCAGTGTCACCAATTCAATTAGAGAATGGCGCTACTGCACCAAGTCCTCAGGCAACAGTTCCTTCAGGAACTCCCAATGTCGCTTCTCAAATCCCAAGTGACGAAGCGTAATTATTAAAAAATAGGGAATAACCAAGATTAAAAAAATGGCAGAAAAAACAAAGCAAAGTCAAAAGATGAGATTTAACAATGATGAACTATCTATTATTAAGAGTATTTACTCTGATAATTTTGAGATTCTATTTGTCTTGAGGAAACTATTTCTTCAGGCTCCTCTATCGGCTGAAGACAAAGCGCTTCTTAAGATTGTTACAAGCAATAAAGATGCGATGAATCTTTTGAGAAAAACATTCGTTCCTACAATTGAAACAGATGCTCCATTGAGTCAGATTATTGACCTGTGGATGTCTGTGGATGTGAAGGAGAAAGATGCTCTTGATATTGATTTAGAGCTGAAGTCAAGAAAGATATTAATTGATTTAACTAACAACAGTTTGAAAAGGCTTGAGAGTTCAAACCTGTCTCCTGTTGGAATGGACATTATCAATTACGAACCTGACTTTAAGACAGATGTCGAAACAAGAGTTGCAACTCACAAAGCGAGAAATGCATTCTTGGCACATGTCGAAAGTCAATTACAGCAAATCTTTATCTTAGGACAAAGGAAAGAAGAAACTCCTGAAGATCTGAAGATGAGATTGGCAAAAGATAGTGCAAAGTAATCGAGCTTTGTGGTATAATTAATTTATAAATATAGGACAAAACCTTCCAAATGACTAACATGATTAAACATGACAGAAACAAATAAATCACCTGAAGAGGTAAAGAATACTGAAGTAGATATAATTGACCTTGATGAAGAAGTTACTCTTGAAGAAGATGCAACTACTGAAGATAAGGATAAAGCTATTAAAACTTTGACAGCTCAGAAGGCTCATTGGAAAAAGAAAGCTAGTGAAAAACCTGAAGAGAAGAAAGAAGAAGTTAAAGAAGAGAAGAAGGAAGTTGTTGATGAAAAAGATTTATCATCATCTGATATGTTTTCACTTATTGAAGCAAAAGTGCCTCAAGAAGATATTGAAGAAGTAAAGGATTATGCTAAATTGAAAGGAATCTCAATTACTGAAGCTCTGAAAGCTTCAATTGTTAAAACTATTCTCGAAGATAAGGCTGAAGCTAGAAATGTTGCTGATGCAACTAATACTGGTGGAGGCGGTCAAGCTCCAAAAAGAGATTCTGATGAAGAACTTCTTTCTAATTCAAGTAAAGGTGTAATGCCCGAAACTGATGAAGGAATGGCTCGACTGGTCAAACTAAGACAAGAATCAAAGAAAAACAGAAACTAAAAAATAGGTGAATTTTAGTCATTAATTTAAAATTCACTATGAATACAATTTCATCACGAACATATCGTGACAAATTCCGAAAAGCTACACTGGAGCAAAGTCTGAGAAATCGACTTGTTGCAGAAGCTATTTGTGAAGTAGACCGGACCGACAGTAAGAGAATTCAATCTCCTTATGGTTCACAACCAACAGCCACAGTTCAAGCAATTGCGGGAACATATTCTGTTGACTCATATACAACAACTGACGACACATTGACTGTGACTGACGAAGTTATCGTTGCAGAACACATTTTCGACTTTGAAGACATTCTTACTAACTTTGACATGTTCGCATCTCGAACTGAAGAGACTGTTTACCAAGTTGCAACAAAGATTGACCGATTCGTTCTAAACAATCTTACAGAAGATGCAACAGGAGCATATACAACTCCAGCAGGAGGATTCACTACTGCTTCAAATATCAACAAAATCATGTCTGATCTTTCAGGTCAAGTTGCGGGTTATGCTGATGTTTACAAAGGACTATACCTAGTTATCGAAAACACAGATGTTACTGGCTTCATGCAAGCTCAAATGACAAACGGATTTTCATTCGCTGATTCATCTTTGAAAAACGGGTTCATGACAACTCACGGAGGTGTAGAAATCTATGTTGTAAGAACTGGAACTTTCGCTTCAGAAACACTAGGAACAACAAGTTACACAAATGCAGGACACCGAGTATTCGGAGTCAAAAATGTTTCAACTTATGCTTCACCTCGAGGAATTCGATTTGAAGAAAAGGAAGTAACACTAAAGACTGGAAAGGAAGTTGTGACTTATGGTTACATCGGATTTAAACTATGGGCAACAAAGGTTGCACTTACAGTTGACATCACACTAGCTTAAATTACTCATCCCTTTATTGGGGGTGTGTAGGTCATAGAAGGAAGTTTTATTCACCTATTTCTTCTCGCTGTGGACTACACAACCCTCGTAAAGGTTCTAAATACACAAAAAAATGACAAAAAAAGAAGTGAAAGAAGAGGTTGTTGAGGAAGCTCCCGTTGAAGATGCTCCCGTTGAGGAAGTGAAAGTTGAAGATGCTCCTGTTGAGGAAGTACCTGCTGAAGCTCCTGTTGAGGAAGCACCTGTCGAAGAAGATCCTAAAAAAGAAGAACCTACACCCGTAAAGGCTAAAGGTTACACACCTCCATCTTCTGTTCCTGTTTATACTAAGGCTGAGTTCAAAGAATTAATTGCGAAATACAAAGAACAAAATCCTACTAAATACGAAATGAAGAAAGAGGTATTACAAGCAAAACTTAATTCATTAAAATAATATGACTGTAACAAATGATTCGCCAACACTTACAGGACTTCAAATGGTATCACTGGACACATTGACTCCAACAACTGAAGCCTTAAGAGGAGTATTGAATAGTATTCCGCCACGAGTGACGACAGTTCGTCTTTTGGCAAATGTCGCAGCAGCAACAGATATTGTATATCTTCCCGCTCTAGCAGATGTTCCAAACGGACACACAATTCAGATTATTGCAGGTGCAGTTGGTTGCGAAATTCGCACACCATTTGAATCAACAGAGGAAATTAATTCAGAAAATTGTGACGGGACAAAAGAGTACGCTCTTCCTGCCACAGAAATTCACGAGTTCAAAAAGATTGATAACACAATCGGATGGATGGGACATGGATATACAGCACTTGGTGCGAGAGCAACAGTGGTTGTGCCTGACTAACTTTCTACTTAGCTTAATTGCTAAGGATTGGTTGCGAGAAATCATAATCAATCCTTGTTAATTAAAAACAAACAATATGAGCATACAATTCTCAGATACAACAAATAAAGACGGAATCATTCAACACATCGAAGATGAGTGTGGTCTTAATGATGGTGACATCTCAGGAGACACAACTCTATTGGCTAAGTTTACAGGTGACATCAATAATTCAATGGATGAAATTTACGCTATCTTGTTTAAGAGTGGAGGAAAATGGCAATTTGATGATATTAATCATACAAAATATCCCTTTATCACAACCAATATGGTTTCAGCACAAAGAGATTATGCCTTCACGACAGATGAACAGAGTAATTTCATCTTGGACATTTTCAAGGTTATGGCGATGGATGCAGGAGGCATCTTTCAGGAATTAAAACATGTTGACCAACAAGGTTTGAAAAATTCAAACGATGATGTCAGTTCATTTACTGACGGGCAGGAGCTAGGAGGAACTCCCACTCGGTATGACATGACAGGAAATGGAATCTTTCTTGACCCTGTTCCAAACTATTCTCAAACCAATGGTTTAAAGGTGTTTATAAATAGAGAAGGCTCTTATTTTGCAGCATCTGACACCACTAAAAAAGCAGGTTTCGCAGGGTTATTCCATTATCTTTTGGTTCTTATTCCATCTTATAAATATGCTCGTGTTCATTCTCTTCCTCAGGTGAAGAGGTTGGAGAGTGACATCGAGAAGATGAAAGAAGAATTGAAAGACTATTATGGAAAAAGGTCTCGAGATATTACAAGACGCTTAGTCCCAAATAGGGAAAGCAATAAATAACATTAATTACTATGGCATCATTTACTAAAATAAATAAATTTGTATTAGAACTTGGAAAGGGTAGTCACGACCTACTGAATGACACTCTGACAATTGCGCTAACTAATACAGCCCATACATCAACATGGGGAGTACTAACAAACCTTACAGAAGTTTCTTACACAAACTTATCATCAAGAGTTATAACAACAACATCTTATACTCAAACAGCAGGAACAGCCAAGTTGGTTTTGGCTGACCTTGTATTGACTGCATCAGGAGGATCTGTCGCAGGTTTCCGATATATTTATATCTACAATGAAACAGCTACAAACGATGAGTTGGTTGGATATTACGATTACGGAAGTGAGTTGACTCTAGCAGATGGAGACACACTTACACTGGACTTTGATGGTTCAGGAGGAGCTTTAACAATTGCCTAATATAACAAAATATTGTTATGGCAATTAAAGACTTGTTAAAAAATAAGATTTCTTTAGAAAAACGAAAAATAAAAGGTGAAGAAATTGCAAAGATAAAGAAATTCGGAAAAACTTCTCGTAAAGACTGCAATATTGAAGTTGTTGATATGAACGCAATACCAACTGGTGTTGAGGTTTTTGTTAGAGCTTGGGATAAGAGGGGAAAACAGATAGGTTTTGGTAAAGATGGAACTGTTGATATTGAAAGATTCATTATTCACAATCCACCTATTTTAGTTCCTGACGTAAATGGAACGATAGTAAGGAGAGGGTTTAAGAATGATTTTTCAGATATTCCTGATAGATATTTCAGAGAAGACCCACAGGAGGCTATACTACAGGTTATAGAACACAACATAAGTATTATTACAACTCACTCTGATAAGAACATCATTGCAGATAAAGTAGGAAATACAGTATCCACTTTCTACCCAGATGCACATACTGAATCTACATCAGTTGATGGTTCTTTGGCATATAACACAACGTCAAGTTGGGCTGCTTGTCGTGATAACTCTACAGGAACTGCTGACGATAGTGGGACAGAGTTGATAGTCGGTTCTGCTTATGCAGGCTCTGGTTCTACCAATTACTTTATTAAGAGAGCTGCGTTCTTATTTGATACGTCATCTATTGGTAGCGATGATATAGATAGTGCAACGTTTTCAGCATTTAACACAACAGTTGAGGGGTCATCAGAAGACACAGGGTCTGACGTAAATAATATGAGATTGGTTAGCGTATCTCCAGCTTCTAATACTGCTTTGGTTTCGGCAGATTATGCCAAGGCTAATTGGGGGACTACGGCATTGGCTACTGATGTGGAAATAGACAGACCTAGTTCTGAAATAACAGTAGATGCTTATTTAGACTGGGTCTTAAATTCAGGAGGGGAAGCTGCTATAGATACAAGTGGAGTAACAAAGTTTGGAATACGTGATGAGTATGATTATAGTAACACTTCTCCCAATAATGGTTCTGTAAACACATTTCACCTTGTACACTTCTCCACTGCAGATTACACAGGAACATCAGAAGACCCTAAACTTGTTGTAACTCACAGTGCGGCTGTAACCAACGTCACAGTAAGCCCTGCAGCACTGGTGGCAACATTTTCACAACCTGCTGACACAGTTAAGACTGGTAACACAGTGAGTCCATCCGTACAAGTTGCAACTTTTGGACTCCCTACATACGCAGTAAAGACTGGACTTTTAGTATCACCTGCAGCACAGATAGCTACGTTTAGTTTACCTGCCTATGCAGTCGATTTGCCAGACGCAACTATATTTCCATCAGCATTGGTGGCAACATTTACAGTGCCTGCTTATTCAGTTAAACGTGGATGGGTTATTGCTCAAGGTGTACCACCAGTCGCCACGTTCTCAATCCCTGCGTATGCAGTTAAGCAAGGTATTACCGTCTCACCTATTGCACAGGTCGCAACTTTCAGCACACCAGCATATTCATTACTCTTTGACTTCACAGTATCACCATCAGTAGTTGTAGCTACGTTTAGTATCCCAGCGTACTCAATTACTGCACAAACTCTTGTATCTGTATCAGCACAAGTTGCCACATTCAGTATTCCAGCTTATAGCATAAATCTTGGGTCGACAATTTCACCAGATACACAGGTTTTGACGTTCAGCCTGCCAAGTCTATTGCACTCTGGTGCAGTATGGGAAAAAACGCCTAGAGCAACTAATAGCACATGGGGTCGTACAACACGTAATAGCACTTAATCATTATGGAAATCGAAGCACTAACAACATTAAAAAGCATAGGTACAGAAGTTGGTATCGGAGTTACTTCCATCACGGCTATTGTCTATCTCGTTATAACAATGAAAAAAGGTCACGAGGGTGAGGTTAAAGAGATGAGGAATGAAAGGAAAGAAATACACGAGGCGTTCATGAGCTTTGTGCAAACAAACAACCATCAACGTACAGAGATAATCACCGAAAGTACCAAAGCTATGGTCGAAGCAAAAAATGCGATGACCAAAACCAGTGAGTCAATATCAGCTCACACTCAAGTATTGCATGATATACGAGAGGATTTAAGACGTA